GAGTTTGGTATTGGTAAACAGAGTTACAAAGTTGTTCGTGGTATCAAACCTAACAAGTTTGAGATATGGGTCAACGGTAATATGGTGAATCAAGATTCCCATGCCAAAGAATACCAGTCGATGCTCGAGAAGAACATCATCAAGTTGAACCACAAATCTTTCCACCAGATTGTAGTACTTGGGTCATCATCCTTTGTACCATTCATGCAGTTGGCGGGTGGGTCTAGACGTGAAGTGATCGAGGACTTACTGGATATCAATATGTTCTCTAAGATGAACTCTCTATTGAAAGAGAAAGTATCTTTACTCAAAGATCAGATTGCGGATAACACACATAAAATCAATCTAGTCGATACCAAGATCAATGCACAGAAGAAGTATCTACGTGACCTGAGTGCGATATCTAGTCACCAGAAGAAACAGAAGTTAGATACTATCAAACAGTTGCAAGATGATATTCGTGTACTCAATGAGAAGAATGCCGAGGTGACCAAGGAGGTTACCGAATCCAAGGAAGTCACTACCGAGATCGTTAGTGTGGGGAAGGAAATACAATCCCTCAATGAGTTTGCGGCTGGGTTCAAGGCACAACAAAAGGATGTGGTCAAACAAGCAAAGTTCTTTGAAGAGAATGATAAGTGCCCTACCTGTGATCAGGGTATTGATCGTAAGTTGAAAGAGTATCATCTAAACAAATGTAAGACTCGTGCGGGTACTATTGATGGTGCGTTGAAAATGCATGGTGTACGTAAGTCTGACTTGGATGCAAAACTCGAAGAACTCACTAGAATGCAAGACCACATCCGCAGTTGGCAGTCTAAGATTGATGCCAATACCCAAGAGATTATGAGTATCAACCGAAACATCGATACTCTTAATGGTGAGATATCTCGTATTGATGAGGGTACTGGTGACCTATCAGAAGCAAACTCTGACCTAGAGACATTGCGTACTGATAAGGAAGAGTTGCAAGACTCTAAGTATCGACTAAACGAACAGTTCTCGTACAACCAAGTGTATTCTGAGTTGTTGAAAGATACTGGTATCAAGACCAAGATTATTAAACAGTACTTGCCTGTCATCAACCAATTGACCAACAAGTACCTACAGATTCTAGACTTCTTCGTACACTTTGATCTGGACGAGTCTTTCCAAGAGACTATTCGTTCTAGACATCGTGATGCATTTTCGTATGACTCATTCTCTGAGGGTGAGAAACAACGTATTGATTTGTCCCTACTATTTACGTGGAGACAGATTGCGAAGATGAAGAATAGTGTGGCGACCAATCTACTAATCCTTGATGAGACATTTGACTCGTCTCTGGATGAAGAGGGTATCGAAAACCTCATGAAGATTATCTCTACGCTAGGTGAGGATACTAACGTATTTGTTATCTCTCACAAGAGTGAACTTGAGGATGCACAGTTCCACCGCAAAATCGAGTTCGTAAAAGAAAAGAACTTTAGTAAAATAAAGTCTTGACTTTAACTGAAACGTGTGTTATCATACACTTTATAACTTATACAACTGAAAGGAATACATTATGGAATTATCCGATACTACGTTGAATGTTCTGAAGAACTATTCGACAATCAACCCAAACATTGTTATCACCGAAGGTAACACTGTAAAGACCATCTCTGTTGCAAGGAATGTTCTATCTAAGGCAGAACTCCCCGAAGAGTTTCCCGCCTCATTTGGTATATACGATCTCAATGAGTTTCTGAATGTACTGTCATTGGTTGACTCACCACGACTAAAGTTCGAGAAGGACTATGTGACTGTAGGTGATTCTACTGGACGTTCGTCCGTGAAGTACTTCTTCTCTGACCCTGAGATGTTGACATCGCCTGGCAAAGATATTAATATGCCAGAAGCAGATGTTAAATTTTCTCTAGATACCGATACTCTAGGTAAAGTAAAACGTGCCGCTGCTGCACTTGGACACGATGAGATTTCTATCTCACCGACTACTGGTGCGGTTCGTCTATCTGTCATTGATAGTAAGGACGCTACGAGTAATGCATTCTCTATTGATGTAGAGGGTACATACCCCGAAGGAGTTGATTTCAACTTCATCATGAATGTTAGCAACCTAAAGGTTGTCAACGAAGACTTTGAAGTGGGTATTAGTTCTAAACTAATTTCTCAGTTCACTAGTAAACAATCCGCAATAGAATACTTTATTGCACTTGAAAAATCATCTACTTACGGAGCATAATCAAGATGGCTAAAGCAAAAGAGCAAGTACAAGACCACACTGCAATTTACGAACTGGGTAATCGTGTCGCACGATCAACTGTTGCGGTAGTAGATACCGTAGTACAACGTGGTGGTTTCAAAGGAGAAGAATTGTCAACTATTGGTCAACTACGTGACCAAGCGGTTCAGATCATCCAACTCTGTGAAGAGTATCAGTCTGCACAAGGTGTTGAAGACTAAACGGTACTAATCAGTATCGTGGGGGTGGGTGAGTCCTCCTTTCCTCCCCATCCCCGAACTTTTTCTTGACTTTTTGTTTCATATAATGTACAATGTACAACATAAGAAACATTTTATTACTTTTATTATGGAGACACAATGTCTAAAGAATTTCTATGGGTTGAGAAGTATCGTCCCCGACTAATCGGTACTACTGTTCTACCCCAAGACCTGAAAGATACATTCCAAAAGATTGTAGACTCAGGCGAAGTCCCCAACATGATGTTCACTGGTACTGCTGGTACTGGTAAAACTACAATCGCACGTGCGATCTGTGACGAACTTGGTCTTGATTATATCATCATCAATGGTTCGGAAGAAGGGAACATCGATACCCTACGTGGTAAGATCAAACAGTTCGCTTCATCGGTTTCTCTTTCTGGTGGTTACAAGGTTGTAATCCTAGATGAGGCAGACTACCTAAACGCACAATCCACCCAACCCGCACTTCGTGGTTTCATCGAAGAGTTCAGTCAGAACTGTCGATTCATCCTGACCTGTAACTTCAAGAACAAGGTCATCGAACCTCTACACTCCCGATGTGGTGTGTACGAGTTCAACACATCCAAGAAGTCTATGGCACAACTATGTGGTGAGTTTATGACTCGACTACAAATCATCCTAGATGGTGAGGGTGTCAAGTATAACAATGATGTGATTGCTGGGTTGATTGGTAAACACGCACCAGACTGGAGACGTGTACTCAACGAGGCACAACGTCACTCTATCTCTGGTAAGTTGGAAACCACAGTACTCATTAATGATAGTAATGGTAACTATAGTGGTCTTTTCCAATCACTAAAGAACAAAGACTTCAAGAAGATGCGTAGTTGGGTTGTCAACAATATGGACACTGAACCTGCCGCAATCTTCCGTGGTATCTATGACTCTATGGAGGGAAAGGTACAACCCCAATCCATTCCTCAACTGGTTCTAATCCTTGCGGACTACCAGTACAAGAATGCATTTGTTGCAGATCACGAATTGAATCTGGTCGCCTGTTTGACGGAGTGTATGGCAAATGTGGAATTCATCTAATATCAGTGTGTCCCCCAAAGCGGGACAACGACAAATCGCAGATGTGATTGAAGCGAACCTCGCAGACTACTATGTTGAACAGGGTGGTAAACTACCTGACTCTGTTCGGACTATCGAGGATGTGTCGCTGGGTGACACACTTATTGATATTAAAACAAGAGATGTCAATCGTAAGTTCTCTATGCCGAATCTCATTTCGGTTGCGAGACTACGTAAAAATAAAGACACCAAGATCGTCTATCACTTTGTTGATTATGAGGTAAGTGATAATGAGGTTGTTGTTCTGAATCAAACCATTGTCCCAATATGGGAGATTGATTGGTCTGTGCTGAAGATACAGAATCTCGGAAAGGGACAGTTACAACTCTGTGGTGTAAAGGACTATAATAAACTCCCTAAATACGAGGGGACACAAGAAGAATGGTTTGTCCGTTTGGAATTGGAGATGGTTAATTTCTACAAAAAACAGATAACCAAGTTTGAGTCCTTACTTGAGGATTTAGAAGTATGAGCAAAGATAATTTAGACAGATTCGACCTTGAACAAAACATCATGAACTCTTGGTTGATAACCCATGACATAGACTTGTTATTGGAACAAATTCATGATGACACTAGGTTTGTGGGATTGAGTAACAAGGATGCCGACCTATTATCCGCAAAGTTGATGGGTATTAGAGAACTGGGTGATATGCGGTTCGAGAAGTTATGGTCGGTGTTCGAAACTCTGGTAGAGGAACGTCAAATCGTATGAGTAAAAAGAATCCAAAAATACCCATGAAGGGTGGTGCAGAGTATGATGCATTCACCGATTGGAAAAAATACTATTGTTATCTTTCACGAAGTGGGGTTGCCAAAAGTATTAAAAGAGGGTATAATAAGAGATTCAGAAAGGATGGTAAGAACCAGAGTACGGAAACAGAATGAAAAAGTGGTGGAGAATCTGGGCCAAGAGTCTGGGTGAGAAAGTTGGAGAGACTGACAAACAAGCAAACACTGTTGCAGTCATTCGTACAGTGTGGTGGTTAACACACATGGCAACGTGTTGGTTTATTATATTGAATGCAACCGCTAACCACGGTTGGAACCTAATAGGATTATAGTATGGATTATCAAACAGATGTAGAAAATTTTATGTTGGCGGGAGAACAAGACTTCCCTGACTTTATGGGACTGGAGAGTGGACAGGCAAACCTGTACATGAATCTAATCACCGAAGAGTACAATGAGACTCTAGAGGCATTCCGAGACCGAGACCTCGTAGAAGTTGCGGACGGACTCGCAGATATGGTATGGGTCATCATGGGTATGGCATCCACCTTGGACATCCCTTTCGATGATGTCTGGAATGAAGTTAAGGCATCCAATATGTCTAAGTTCGTTGATGGTAAAGTGATCAAGAATGCAGATGGTAAGATTATGAAACCTGATACGTTCTTTGAACCAGACCTCGCAAAAGTATTGTCCTAATGGATAAGTGGGATACCGCCCATCTAGAGGTCGCAACGATCTATGCAAATCTATCGTCTGCACGTAGGATGAAGGTTGGTGCGGTTATTGTAAAGGATAATCGTATCATCTCCATTGGGTACAATGGTATGCCTAGTGGATGGGACAATAACTGCGAAGACGAAGTGGTATCTGGTAATACTGGATACGGTAGAAAACTAAAAACTAAAAAGGAAGTACTTCATGCGGAATCGAATGCAATTACAAAGGTTGCAAGGTCAAATGAATCGGCGGAGGGTGCAACACTCTATACAACGTGTGCCCCCTGTATCGATTGCGCCAAACTCATCCACCAATCAGGAATCGAAAGAGTTGTCTACGGACATAGATATAAGTCCGAAGAAGGATTGACCTTTCTTGAGAAGTGTGGTATAGTACTCGAAACAACCGAAGATTCTGACCCCTTTGACCTACCTTGGAAACGGAGTGTATTTCCCTGATGAACCCTTTTGATTATGTAAATGCGATTAACTATTCTAAGAAAGATATTATGGTAACTCGTGATGACGAGAAAGCATATGCACCTTTTATGGTAAACCGATCATTATCATACTTTCCCGACACGGTAGTTATTGTTAATGAGATGAACAAATTTCACCACCTAGACTCACGTCTACAATTCTCGTTTCTTATAAATATCATTAGGAAACGGAAACGTTTCTCTAAATGGGTAAAACCTGAATTAGAACATGACCTTGAGTCGGTGAAAGAATATTATGGATATAGTAATGAAAAGGCACGTCAAATACTATCCCTCTTATCACCTTCTCAAATTAAACAAATAAAAGAAAAGGTGAACAAAGGTGGAAGAAAGTAACTTAGTCTCATGGAGTCCCTTGAGTATGCTAGAGATAACTCTGGCAGAACCTGACGATTTCCTCAAAGTGCGTGAAACTCTAACAAGAATTGGAGTCGCATCACGCAAAGAAAACAAACTGTTTCAGTCCTGTCATATCCTCCATAAACAGGGACGATACTATGTCGTTCATTTTAAGGAGTTGTTTATACTTGACGGCAAGAAAGCGAACCTAGAACAATCAGATATAGAAAGACGTAATACCATTGCGACACTTCTTTCTGACTGGGGTCTAGTAGAGATTCAAAATAAGGAAGTCGCAGTAGACTGTGCTCCACTACGACAAATTAAGATTATCGGATTCAAAGAGAAAGATGAGTGGGAGTTATGTCCCAAATATAATATCGGAAATAAGTAGGAATAAATTATGAGTATAGTGATTGGTGGTGAGTATCGAGTGTTCGCTTCAAATAAGAAATCTTTTTTTGAAGAGTGTACATGGGCAAAGGGTAGTTTCGAGAATAACGATTATCGTTCTGTAACGCAAGTAGAAACCTATCGAAATGGTTCATACCTAATTCGACCAGAGAGTGAGGATGAG